GTAACGGTTGCCTTCTTTTTTAATGATCTCACGTTTTTCAAACAGATCAAAAAGTCCTGAGTAGGGATTCATGCCAGTTTCGTAAGGAATCTGAATCTGAATATCTTCGAATGGCTTGGCATAGCGAGTCTTCATGATCTTACATCCAGCTCGGATGCCCAGGACATCAGTGACTTTGTTGCCATCTTCATCTTCTTTCAGCTTGAGTTTCTTCATGGCCACCAGAATACTGGATGCAAATACAAAGCCAGCACCACCACTGACCACTGGATCAGGATTGTACATGTCTTGACTGGCATAAGTGTGGTTGGTTGCCACCAGGCCAATGCCCAGACTACCAAACATGTTGACACAATTGGTGACCAGACTTTTCAGGGCACGTGGTTTGTGGCCCATGTCGCCTTTCATACCGCCTGCTTCAAATTGATCAACTTGTACTGGGGTCATTAACATACCCAGAGAGTCAATGACAAACAGGACCTTGGGACGATCTGCTTCAGCTAATGTTTTATAGTCTTTGACAAAGGTGGAAATAGTTTTAGCCACATCGTCGATCATGGCCATGTTGAGTTTCAGCAGTTTGTCTTCTGATGTATCTACATCCAGAGCATGTAGCCAGGTTTCATCCAGTGCGTTTTCTGAATCGATCAGAACAACGTAGATGCCCTGTGCTTGTGCGTTTTTAACCAGGTTACCGGAACAGATAAAACTCTTACCTGAGCCTGATTCGCCTGCGAATACTGTTACTTTGCCCAGTGGGACTCCTTTCTTGAAGTCGCTTGATATCAGATAATTTAGTGCATAATTGCCAGTGCTGATCCAATCAGTTGGATCATGAAAGCCGATGCTCAGGCCTTCGATTGATTTGGTAATGTCCTTGCGGAACTTACTCAAGTCGAAAGGTTTTTTCATGTTAGTCCTTGTTGAAGATAACCCAGGCGTACGGATTAATTCCGCAGAGGCCCGAGCCGTTGGTTACTACAGTTGATTACTTCTGACGATTGCGGATCATTGCCAAGATGTCCTCAGCTTTCTGGCTGGAGGGTTTGGCAGCGGCAGGTGCAGCAACTGGTGCTGATGCAACTGGTGTATCTTCATCGGGTTCAAACGGTGGATCATCATGTTGTGCTGCTGGAGCAGGGGCAGCTGGTGCTGCGGCTGGTGCTGCGGCACGTGGTGCTGATTCATTTGATGCACCGCCCTGGAAGCCACTGGGCTTGTAATAGGCTGCCCAACGATCTGGATCGTAAGGCTGACCATCAACTGATGCTTCGAACATTTCCTTGATGACTTTCAACTCAACATCGCTAGGCTTGTTGGGTAGGAAGTCGTTGAGGTTATACAAACCAAACTGCTCGATAGCGTCTGCCTCGACCGAAGTCAATGCTGACTCCTTACGTGCCCAGCTGCTGGTGCTGTAATCAGCATATCCACCTTTGCTGGTTTTCTTGACTGTAAAATCTAGACCAGCTTGATAGTCAGTGGGCATATTTTCCATTTCTGGATCCAACAATGCGTTCTTGACCAGGTTGAAAATCTGTGGACTAATAACGAAACGACGGATGGGATTTTCTGGTGTGCGATCGTCGCCAATGGGATTTTCACGAACAAAACCCTGGAACAGGTATGAACGTTTCTTCCAATATTTGCGACCCATTTCTTCCAATGCTGGGTCTTTAAACCAAGCACGTACCTCTGCCAGGATCGGGCATGCCGAACCGTCGTTGTACATTTCTACACAGGGTACTTGTACAATAACAGGCTTACTGTCTGACTGACCTTTGATGCCAGCAAACGGTAAACGAATCATTGCTCGTTCTACCCAGAAAAAATTGTTTTTAGGATTTGCATCGGGAAGGAATCTGATACGGGCTGTGGTGCCCTCGGCAATATTCCAATGTGCATATACGGTGTTGTCACCGCCATTGCTTTGGTTATTACCTTGACTGCGTGATTCTGATGCTTGAAGTTTTGCGCGGATTTCTGCGAGAGTTAGGGCCATAATAGTTTCTCCTTAAATGTGCCATAATGTGTAATGCAAGCCATGTTGTAGGCTAAAATACAGTCTACGCTTTTATTTATGCCGAGTCAAAAGAAAAGGCAAAATAAATTCGCCTTTAATTAGTCGTTTAATGAACTATCGTTTGCGTAGTCCAGCCAGGCTTCTGAGCAAACTTAATGGATCAGTATCTTCGGCCATCTGTGCCGTGTTGGCCTGTGGACTGGGTTCAGCTGTACCAACACCACCATATGTTGCACCCGATGGATCAGGTGCTTGTACTCCAGCCGGTGCTGGGGGTGGTGCGTTGGGATCTGTTGCTGGTGTCATCTGCTGTGTATAGGCCTGGCTATAACGAGTGGCCAGGTCTGCATGACCATGGTCCTGTAACCAATCAATAACCAACTGTCGGGCATCAGCTACATCGCCTTGATCATCTGCCAAAGCTCGGAGTTTGTCATCCAGTCGGGTGTCGCCAATTACATCTTGCAATGCTCCAATGGCACTCATACCATTGGGGCCGACTTCAATGGGCTTTTCCATCAATCCGTCTAACTGTTCAATTTCTTCTTTGTGATCAACCAGGTCTTCTTCCAGATTCATTTCAGTCATGGAGTTGGCCCAGTTTTCGAATTCTTCGCCCATTGTGCTTTCCATTTCCTGCTGTTGACGTTGGTATGCACGATATACATAGGGCAAAGCTTCTGTAAACCTGTCGTCGTAAATTTTTTTGACGAATCGTTCACGTAATCCATCCACATCGATTTCTTCTTCCACGTCTGATTCTGGCATGTAACATTCAGCATAGTCTTGGTATCCGCGGCGACCACTGATACTATGTAACTTTTGTTTTAATTCTGCATAGCGATGAACTGCTGCTTGTGCCATGTCGGCTGTTTCACGATCTTCAAATTCACGCTGTCTGGCCTGGCGACAAAAATGAGTCATATTGGTCATTTCTTCGCACATGGCTGTAATGCTTTCACCAATTTCATCTTCCAATGCACCACCCTGACTGCAATGCTGGGCCATGGCACGGGCATAGGTTAAATTTTTATGTGGCAGCAGGCGACGTTCGCCCAGTTCTGTTTCCAGGAATACTGATTCAATTTTACGACTACGAGCACCACGTTTAGTTTCGTCTACGTTGTCGCTGTGGCGTACAATGATACGCACAGGACCACATTCCTGATAGCTGCTGCGGGTTGTGCCCCATAGGCGACTTTCAGTAACTTTGATGTCATTGACATCACTTACGCTGTCGCTCTTGGTTTGTTGTTGGATGTCTTTTAGATCCAAGTTGCTCTTGGTGATGTCACGTACGTCGAAGTTCATCATATTTCTCTTGGAAAATTTGCGAATATTTTTCAGGAATTCGAACCAATTGTCTTTCTGTTCGTCATCCATGTCTGCTTTGATGTCTTTATCAAAGTAAATTTTCAGACTGTTCTCATCAATCAAGCTCACTGTGATATTTCCATGGCTTTGACCGGATTTATCTACATAATCAAAATTAAAATAACGAGCCTTTTCAGGGTCAGTCGTGGCTTTGGCACGTTCGTCGCCCAGATTGACATCGTCGAACCTGGTGCGAATCTTGTCAAATAAGGCGGCTGATATACTCTCTATCTCTCGTGACATGTTATTTACCTGTTGTTTACTTATTTATGCTTTTACACTAGTATGAACGGCATTGGTAGTAGATCCTGAGTTCTATCACGCAGCTGATCATCCAAATCACTATCGTACTCTTTCATCACCAGCATCATTCTGATTACCAGTAGAGTGGCCATGACCAAATCGTCAGTTTCCCCGGGCTTGGCTGCGAAACTGGTACCGTGGGCTACGAAGTTTTTCAGCTCTGATATCAAATTCTTACTGGCAATATGCATCTTTTTCTTTTCTACAAAGTGTTTGAGCTTGCTACATGCTGATATTTTACTCTTGTTGGTGGTGGTAAATCCCTTACGATATGTCTTGTTACCGCCCATACTTCTAGGCTCATGCATGAAGATTCCGTGTATGTTATTTTCGCCGATATTGGCTATCTCCACTAGAGCTGCCTCACCCAGCGTGTTGTTTTCCACGCTGTAGTATATGCTGGTGTCGGTGCCAGTGGCATCGTGCAGATACTGCGTGATTTCTCTGAGTATGGTAACTTGCCGTTGAACTGGGGTCAGGTTGTGTTGCCATTCTCCAATTTGTTTAAAATCTGGTAACTCAAATACCTGTATGGCTGCAGGATCGCCACCAGTGCCCAGGCTGGGGTCTAATCCCACCACATACTTGCAATTTTTCCGGGGCTTGCTGTACCAACGTACTTGTCCCTGGCGTTCAACTGGGTCTACACCAGCCATTTCCACCAATGTGACCGGGTGGATCAGTGTTTCTTCTGCTGTAATAAATTCCAGACCGTGTTCGCGACGGAAACGTTCCTCGCCAATACGACCAATCTCAGCAGTTTTCCATGCTTCGTCACGGTCTGGATGTTCTGACCAGTGTGCCATGAATGGACTAAATCCGTTCACGCCCACAGGTGTGGGGTTACCAAATGCATCAGTTTTCTTATTGGCCTGCTTCCAGATGTCGGCGAACTGATCTTCATCTGAGTTGGGAGTGCTGGTGATGATACATTTACCACCAGTGCTGAGTGTTGGTGATATAGCTGTCCAAAACTCACGTGCCCAGGTGGGTCTAACGAAGGCAAACTCGTCCAGATATAGTAATGATAGTGACATACCACGTCCAGTTTTTTCTGTGGTGGCACGAGCAACGATACGACTCTTGTTATCAAAGTCAATGTTACCCTGGTTGTAGTTTTCCACGCCAGCCTTGAGCCAAATGGGGCACATCTCATATGCATAGCGCACACGCTGCATGATTTCCTGAGCACCTGAGTATTGGTGTGCAGCTATCAATATAGTACTGTCAGGAGTAAACATGGCGAACCATAACAGATACCCTGCGGCTGACGTGGTCTTGCCAGTCTGACGAGGCATCATGGACACTGAGAATCTGTTACTGTGATAATTGTCGATTAGTCTGACCTGAAACTCGTAGGGATTGTACAGTAACTTGCCTCGGGTGGGGTGTTGTATGTAAAAGTAGTTTTCCATGAAGTGCCGATATCCTGTTTCGGGGTCAGCACATCTGGCATATTCTGTTATCTGTTCATTGGTCAGGCTGATACTGTATCCGGCGGACCGTATAAATTGATTATCTATAGACATTTTATTTTTTGCTTATTATGTTGACATCGCCCACATATACTGGGTCAGTGTCTTGTGATTTGGAAACGTCGATCTTTATGGGTCGGTGTTTGGCTGGCGCATCACCCACTGGTTTCTCACCAGTTAGCCAAGGCTTGGCAAACCACAATCTAAACCACTCAGGGTCACCGACTCGGATGTATAATTCTTTTTCCAGGCGGCGTTTTTCTGCACTGTCTTGACTCATGGTGCTGCCCACTGGACTGGCTGTATTGCCGTTGTCGTCGTTGGGCGTAGTCAATGCTGGATCATGACCACCAGCTGTATAATAATCTTCCAATAATCCACCACCCAATCCAGCCAATTTTTTAAGTTGGCGTAGATCGTCTGTATCCATAAATGCATCTGGATTCAATGATTCATCAGGAGATATAAAATCAGCACTGGTTATACGGTATGCTTTCATATGCCGTATTTGTTCTTCTTACGAGTGATAATGGGACTTTGTGTATTAACGTCAGGTGTTTCTTGTGATTGTTTTTTACTGATCTTTGTCGAAGTCCTGCCTTGTTTACGCTTGGTGGCGTCAATGATTTCTCGATCTGCTTCAGTGTATCCAATTGTGACTAAATTACTGCGTGTTGGTCCATCAGTATCACCAAAATTGTCCGGTGACCCAGCTAGTGCGACTCCGAAACGGTACATGTGATAGGGGCTGCTATTATCCAAGTCGTCGAATACTTCAGCATCAGGCAAAGAGTGAACACTGGATGTTCTCAATGATGATTCCACTATGACTTCGTTAATTTTCATTATTGGTACCACTACGTTTTTCTTCGTCACGACTCATGGCGTGATTTGCGTCGTTATATGGATTAGATTTTTTCTTGGACTTGGGCTGTGCCTTGATGGGCACAGCCTTGTCCTTGGCTGTCACTTCAGCAATGTAATCGTGTAGTGATTTCATTTGTCAAAAATGTTCTTAATGTTATTCGGGCCACCTGGTTGTTTGGCAGACTTTTTTAAATATGCCTTGGTGTCAGACTTGTATGGCTCCGTGTCAAAAATGTTGGGCACTGCATTGGGGTCTTTCTTTTTACCAAACATACCTTTGACTTTGTCAACCATGCCTTCGTCGACTACTTTGATGCTTTCGTATGCCGCCATCAGTCGACGACCCATGGCTTCCAGTGGATCAGTACTTTCACTGGCCATGGGATTATCACCAGCTTTGGGCTTGCCAGCAAATTGCTTCTTCTCACGATTTAGGTCGTTGCCCTGACGTGTAATGGCTTCGACGTTTTGAATTTCTTCGTCTGGACTATTAGCATACTCAGGTGCTTCCTCAACATCTGTGTCGCCATACTTGTAGGCTTCGGCTAATGCTGACTCAGCACGGCTGGTGTCTAGGCCAGCATTACGCATGAAGTTGATCATCTCTTCTGCTTCTCGAACAGCACTTTCTCGTTGCATACCCTGAGCATGAGCATGAGCACGATCTCGATGTTCGTCACCGTGGCACTCTGGGCAACCCGCGCCATCGCATTCGGGACATACATCACCTTCTTCATCGTCGTCTGACGTTGAATTTGAATCAAATGGACCATCAACATGCTTGTGTACAGGAATGTTTTCATCCATTTGTTCATCATCTAGACGATTGGCATAATCATGATCATCGTCTTCTGCATCTTGAGCAGCTTGAGACATGGGTTCTTTCTTATTGCCGTCTTTGTCTAAATCAATGTAGTCTGGTTTAACTTTTGCTTCAACTGTCAATCCAGCTAACTTGGCCAGCTCGTTTAATTCTGCCTCCATTGTTGGAGCGGCTGGTGCTGCGGCTGGAGCCGCTTGCAATTTACTGGTTTCAATATTGAAGGGCGCAGCAGGATTTGCAGGATCATATATAGTTGCAGTGGTCCCAGATACAGATTTAACCACTGCTGGCATCCGTCCGCCGATCAATACATTTGATCCTGGTTTAAATTGGGCTGCGTGTGTGGCATCGATATGTGATACACCCTGACCTAGACCAGGTAACGGCTGCCCAGCTGCTGGCGCTACTGTTTCTTCACTGATGCCCAGATGTTGTTCAAGTTGGTCAGCGACCCAGGTCAATGTACTTACAACGCCACGACCTTTCTCAATATCATATGGCAGCAATCCAGTTTCTTTATAATAGTCATGCAATGCATGGTATAAATCGCTATCTTGATCCAGATCACCAGTCTCTTCAAACTTTCTCACTTCGTGCTTGAAACGATTCAGGATATGGTCTAGATGCTGGCCAGCTTCGTCTAACATTCGGCTTTCGTCCATCTTGTAAACTTTGCCCTTGGCTTGTTTGCCTTTGGGTAGGTTGCCTACGACGTAGTTCTGCAGATCTTTTGCACCGCTGTATGTGGGATCTGCTGCCTTCTTGGGGCGACCACGACCTTTCTTTTCATCAGCTGCTGGTTTGGGTTTAGCCAGGCCTTTGGCAGGGCGTCCACGTTTCTTGGGACCTTTATCCGCGGCTTTGGCGGCCGCTTCTTCTTCATCTGCATCGCCTTGATATTCCGTACCATACTTGCCATGATGTTTTACACCAGTGGCTGTGGCTTTCTTGCCTGATCGGCGTTCGGCATCACGACGTTTGACGTCAGCTTCCATGTCGGCAAAGCCTTCCGCCACACCTTTGATAGGCTTAACAACATAGCCCATACGGTAGTAGCCACGCTCACCTTTGGATAATCCAGATCTGCGGCGTTTTGCATCTGCAATAGCTTCTTCTTTGCTGTCAAAAGTTTTTAGCGGATCATCTTTAAATCGCTGACTGCCAATGCTGCCACCCTTGGCAAACACGCCGTACTTGACGTCTGCTGTTTCTGTTACACCTGTTTGTATGTGCGCTTCGTTCATCTGAATGTATCTAACTGATGGCGTTGGCCACTCAGAAGTTACCTCGTACCCATCACCCAATTCTTGTTCTACTGCTTGTTTCCATGCATCAAATTCTCGACCTCGGAAAGATCGAACTAAGTTACGCAATCTCCAAACATGTGATGTTTTACTACCATCTGCATTGTCATGTTTACTCTTGCCTGTATGACTCAAAATTGGAGCCCACATGGATTTAGGAAGATATTTTTTCATGACCCCAGTTACATTTTTTGTCGAGCTTTCTGCCATGCCAGCATTTTCACGCTGCATACCCTGAGCATGGTCATGGGCATGATCTCTATGTTCATCACCATAACACTCGGGGCAACCAGTACCATCGCATTCGGGACATACATCACCTTCTTCGTCTTCTGCAACACCCGGCTTTTGTTTGTAAATTGTAACTTGTGTTGAACTGTTGAACTGGCCGCCACTTTGTTCAATAAAATTAAGTAGTTGATTATATGCGGCTTGAGCAGCCTGGCCGCCGTCGAACCGCTGAGATATAATCTCAATACCTATTCCATTTCCTTCTATGGAATCATCTCTTTCTACCTGATATGCTGTTCCAACTTTGTTTTGGATCATGTTAACTACGGACTGATCGGGGCACAATACTTCAATCACAAATGCCACTGGATATTTGCCACCAAGCATTTGATTTGCTTTGTAAGGCGAAGTTGTTACCTTGTCCATTTCATTCGAGCCTTCACCCTCTGCCATTGCTGGTGGTAGACCAGTGTCCTGCCCAGAGATTTTACGTTGCATGCCTATCTTTTGTTTTTCACGAGCAATACGAGCCCGCTGCTTGGCACCTGCATCATCGTCCCAGGCAGCATTTTTAGGATTGGTGTCCAGAGCTTTTTTGTCGGCAGCAAATTGCTCGCTGAGTTTTTTCTCCAGCCGGTTGACGCCCGACATGATGCTGCCACGTGGTTCCACACTCTCATAGATGGGCTTGGTTGCCTGAGCCTTGGGCTCTTCAGCCTTGGGCTGTAGGGCATTTAATTTGCTTAATATGTTATAAATGTTAGACGATGACATGTTACTTTCCTTTTACCATGGATGGGAGTTTATTCTTGTTTGTGCCAACAGGGCTTGTTGTGCCAATTTTATCTGAGCCCTGTACTCCGGCTGATTTTTCTGTGGCTGCGTATTCAAATTTCAGTGACTCCAGTTCTTTCAGCAAACTGCCTACACGAACTTGTCCTGCTAATTCCTGGGCACCTGGTGCATCCTTTAACTCTGAATCAGTCAGTACAGCACCTTCATGGTCTTTACCATGAGCTTCAAATTCTTCGTTGTACACATCCTGATTAAGTGGATACACGCACACACATTCAGCATTGATACCGGCACGTTCTGCTACCAATTGGCGAACTTGTGCCGCAATGGTGGGATAGTTTAGTCCCACATCAATGACATAACACTCACATGGTCCCATTTTGGGGAAATCACGGTGCTCTTGGATGGGCAGACGCTTAACTGCTGAAATGGTTTCTAACTGGTAAGCTTCTAATGCTGACCGTAGACGATCAGATGCTTGCTTGTTGATCATGTCATGTTGGCAAATTTTGATACGAAATTCGTATACTTTCTTGGCCTCATACATGTATGATTGGAATGATTTTAACATTGTTAATTCCTGTATATTGTAGTATTTAGCCTGACGACTACTTTTGCGTTTGTTGATTGTTCAGAATCTGGCGCAATAACTCATTTCGGTCCAGTACAATACCCTGACCGTCTACAGGACTGTTGGATTTACTGGCTTCTCGACCAGCATCCTTGGCTATTTGATGATCCAATTTGGCTTTGGACATCTGTAATTGTAGTGTTCTCAGCTTGCGATCAATCTTGGCAGTCTTGGCCGTGATGGCCAGACCCAACATGGTACTGGCTGTCTGTAGTATGACGCCAGCGAATCTGGGGTCAACGTTCATGCCCAGATCCAGCAGATCTTCGGCACGATTTTTGGCTATGTCTGCCAGATCATCCATTTCATCATCAGCAGCATCTAGTGCTCTGACCCCGGGCATGGCAGCGTCCAGCTTGTCAATAGCCGAGTCCACCTGTGTGATCATTACACGATTTTCTTCAATGAACACTTTGGCTTCCTCCATAGTGGGGGAATCTTCGTCTGTAAATTTGGGGAGGTTTAGTATGTCTTCAAGTTTCTTAGTCATACCGTATTTACTGGACTTCAGCCAATATGGTATATTATGATGTCTTTGTATTCAGCGATGCCGTGGCGTCGCCAGTTGCTGCTGCAATGTAAGTTGCATCTGTTGAACATGCCAGCTGTGCCCAGAGCATAGTCATACACACCGTCCAGCTCAAAATAATCTGCTGGATTTTTGTTTAGCATACAATGGTCCACATCGTATTGTTCAGACACATTGCTGACTGGAGTGTAGTTTTCTGGGTGGTGGATGAAATTTGATTGGAAGTCCAGATATTCGCTAAATCGGCCGAACTCTTTCTTCCATACTATAGTTTTGGCCACATCAATGGTGGCAGCATCCAGTGGTACTATGACGCTGTACAACCAGTCAGGATTACTATCAGGAGCAGGTTCATCAATATGCATACTGTGTGGAATATACTGACGTTGATACCCCACCCAAAACCTCACATCTGATGGTATGACTCTGCGTATCATCTGAGCCAACTTCTTCCATGCCGGATCTGTTGGGGTTAATTCACGACGACGATCACGAATGGTCCAATTGTCCAAGCCGTACTTTCTTTTGGTGTCGTCAGCATCGCATGATACCACTGTATAGTCTTGGGCGGCAAAGTATTGTCCCCAGTCTGCCTTGAACCATGCTATATCATCGTTGTTGAGGAAGTTAGTTAGAGTTCTGACCATCTCTTGCCTGTTGGTAGCTACGTGCTATGATGGGATTCCAATGTCTGCCATCCCAGGCCCCGTGTACAATGATATGAATACGATCTTCTTCACTGTCATTATACACTACATGTTGGTAGTGGTTGTTGAACATCATCACGCTGCCAGTGTCACTAAACGGTATAAGACCACGCTCAGTGACAAATTCACAACCCACAGGATTGTTTAAACTGATGTTGGTGGCTGCACCCAGGTTACTGGTCTGATTGTCGCTATGTGGTATAATGTAACCACCTGGTTCCAGCAACATAAAACGCAGTCTATGATAGAATTGAAATGGGAATTGATTTTTAAAGTAGTCAGTGGTCACTGGACATAGATCAGCAATGTCAGTCCATCGATACGGTGCAGTTTCGTGATCGTATCCATACATGTTGGGCGCATCTGTTTGTTCAGCACTGATACCATGTATACACAAACTCAGCCATCCCTCACCGTCACCCTCACGGTGTTGGACAAATCTGTGGCGCACAGCACGAGCTTCAGCCAATATCTCAGCATAGGGCAACTCTATGTCCATGCGTAGATAGGGCACATGACTGTGACGAAACATCCACTCCGATTGTTCCCAGACATTGCCTGCTGGTGGCTCTGGGTACTCAAATGTTTTGTGTTGGTTGTCAGCTATAAATTGTCGAACGCTGTCTAAAGGACTCATTTTTTACCTTGATGAAACAGATCGTGTTCCGTGATGATCCTGAATTTGATGTTGTTTGCAGCACAATAGGCTCGGGCTGCTTGCCATTTGCACATGTTTAATATTGCATGTGCTTGATTGCGTTTGCTATTTCCTGCTGCTTCCAGAGTTGTTTCTTTACTGGGTTTGACTTCCCACATCTCTGCGTGATTTTTTCCCTGTGCGTCCTGAAATACCACGAAAAAATCTGGTATGTATATGGTGTTCTTGTTGGTAAATGGATTACGGTAGGGTACGTGCATGGCCTCATTGGCCCATTGTAATATAGCTGGATTGTTATCACACATACGCATCACACTATGTTCCCAACTGCTGCGATAATGCGGTACTTTTTTACCTATGTATTTGGCTGGGTTCAATAATTGATAAAACCCATTGGCGTATTTGCTCATTTTAATATCGATCGTCTAATATACTTATTTACAATGGGTTGATTGTTGATGCCTAAAAAGCTGGTGCCCTTTCTGTTCAGGTTCAAAAACATTGCCAAATAGTTATCCACCTGTGCCTTGGGTAATTTTATGAATTGTTCCAGTACACTCATGGGATCAATCCGTTGTGCCAGACTGGTGTATATCACTGCACTGGCCAGCGCATCTGCTGCGGTCCGGTTACCACCACAGTATTGTTGAAAGTATCCCACAATGGCATCGTTTTGGTTTGCTGACACAGTGGTGGGGACGACAAAAAAATTATTAAAATAATTCTTGCTGACCGTATTGTTTACGTTTACTGCGCCTAGGTTTTGTGGATTACTCATTACAAATCACCAGCCAGTCTTCTTTCTGCCAAAATTTCAGCATCTATTTGCTCAATTGACTGGAATTGCGGATCATTATAGTCCACTACTGGGTAAGCTGTTGCACCCTGTGTACTTTCAGCACCGCCCAGATATGTGGCGGCTGCTGGTGATGTACGATCTCCTGGTGCACCATACAACTCAGTAAACTCTGACTCGCGGTATCTGACCGGTGGTACCGTGCCACGTGGACCATACACAGTGGTAGTTTCTATGGAGTCATTTAAATTAAATGACCCCAGTGCTCTGGTACCGGCATCGTTACCCACACTGGCTGATGCATTTTGTGCAGCTTCCTCACTGCCACCGGCTGCTATCACACGTTCATATTCAGCCACTCTGAGTGATTGTTGATATGCAGTTATATCATAACTGGTCATTCTGGAACCATCAGGCAGTGTAGTGACTGTGACTCCCACCATGTCATTGCCCAGCTCTGGATATGCAACAGCCACTGGTTCACCATTGCTGGATACCAGGCCAGCTTGCCCTCCAGTAATGCCCTGTGACGCCAACAACTCTTCCATGCTGTTGAACTGCGGATTGGCACGGAGTATGGCCTGGGCATTATTTCGGCCCTGTCGACCTCCAGCACTCAACGCCATTAGCAGAGCACTGGCGCCGCCAGCAACACCAAATGTATTACTACCGTTGCTGCTGCCACCACCCAGGGTGGGTATCTGTATCTTGGCCAATGGGTTGCTGCCAGTCAGGATGTTCATACCTATTTGTTTCAATTCAGTGCCAGCCATCTGACCAAAGTTGGCGCCTTTAAAATTATTGAAGCTCTTGAATGCCGTCAATGCTGCACCAAAGAAATTGCCCTGGCCCAATTGATGATCCACACTGTCCAATGCAGAAAATAATCCACCAGGACCCAGAATACTGCGTGTGCCGCCGCCAGCAGCGGTCAATGGACTGGGAGTTTTATCATAGTGCAGCACACCAAATCCGTTGACTGTCTGCCCTGGTACCACTTGACCGTAGCTGTACAATACTGACTCGTACGCCACAGTCATGGTGGTCTCCATCAGCTCGGTGGAACTTGATGCATGGTCGCCAAACTTAAAGGAAGTGATGGTGGGGTTTATTAATGTATACTCTGTAAAATTTCTCTGATGCAAACTGTATACACGGATGGCTGTCAGCATACGCTCAACTGCGCCATTACTGGAATAATTGGCTGGGCTGTATCCCCAACTTTGAGTCTGACGTTCAGTATACTTGCTGGGCTGGGAGAACACCTGCTGAGTGTGATCACTGTCGCGGTAGTAATGGCTGACATAGTTCCACCAGAAGTATCTGATGATGTCGGCACTATCGTCGTGGAATGTGATGGTCAAGGGATCGTATTTTAATTTGGTCTGCACCACATTGGGCCGATTGTATGCGTTGTATGTTTTGTTATCAATGGTGAATTTAGGCAGTTGAGCTGCCTTGACCAACATACCAGATTCCAGAATACTGTCATTACTCAGGCGGTTAAGCAGAGGATTGAAATCGAATGCCACATGATACATGTAGCCGGCTTTGGGGGACAATCGGTAATTGCTGTCAACAAACAGTTTAGATGCGTGTTTGGCATCTTTGATGTTTGTCCCTGCACCCAATTGGGAGATGAATTCATTAATTGCGTTGGCCATGTCGATATTTATGCCAAAGAAAAACCCGGATTTTTACTCCGGGTTTGGATCTTTACTGTGGATATTAACCAGTAATTGTTGCACCAATTGTACGGGCTACTGCTGTACCGATACCTGTACCAGTAGGCGACTGCAATGCGTTGTCGTATTTGATGGTTAGATCAATTGTTGCGTGTTCGTTGCTGGAATAATCAAATTCACCATAGTCGACCTGACTGATGAATGCACCATAAATTTCCCATGTTTCCAGGATGTTGGGTTGGTTTGCACCATTGCCACCGTCCAGCATTTCATAGTTCAATTGAAACTTATAGTCGATACCAGAAGCAGCAGATGCTTGCTCCATGAAGTCGAACTGTTTCTGCATTTGTTCGCCCACCAACTTGGCCACATTGCCGCCGGCATCATCACGTAATTTAATTGTGAGGTCTTGCCATTCTGGCTTGCCAATCAGCTTGACTTTGCTGTTGTAAACGTCGATGGTGATATCACCAAACTGCACACTGGGACGTTTGATAGTCTGCACTTGCTTGGTTAATTCCACTACGTTGGTACTGACACCAAAATTCAAGAAGCTGGCGCGAAAGCGGTACTTCAGCTTGGGCATCAACAGACCCTGTGCGGTAGCACTCTGGCCTCCGGCCAGGGGTACTGTCATTTTTGTTAAGGATGCTACTGCCATATATATCTCCTGTTATACTTATTTATACGTTCTATCATTTGCCCAAACCACCGATACTGCCGGGGTTCAACAATCTTATTGGGATATAGATGAACTCAACATCTTTCATTGGCTCAATGGCAATGTCCACATACAATTCGTTACGTGCAATACGGTCCGAAGTGTTGTTGCTGGTATCGCAAACCACCAAGTAGTCGTAAATACCACGCTTGGCCACCAGGTCATTCAATGTGCTTTCGATAATAACCTTGATCTGATCACGGGTGATCTTGTCGTTGGGTTCAAACAAGAAACCATTGCTGACCTTGGACAGGATGGTGCGAATGTAGTTGACTAGACGTGCTACGTTGACTCGATCCATTGAGCTGCTGACTGGATTACGGGTCTTCTGACCAAAAACAACAATACCTGTACCAGTAATAATGGTTATGGGGTTCATGTTGATGGTGTACAAGCTGTCACGCAGGCTCTGGCTGATACCAGTGCGTTGAAATTCACCAGTTGCAGTATCCAGATAACCCAGATCAGTTGTGTTATCAACCAATCCACGGCGTGTACCGGCTGGTGCAAACCATTGGTAAGCCAGCTGATCGTTACGGATAAATGTACGCAGAGCCATGTGACTGGGTGGAACCATGATGGTATTGCCCTGTGCGTCGTTTGACAATCCACTGGGGTAATACACTGCCAGGTATGGGTCAGCTGTGGTCAATCCACCTTCTGTTACGCCATTACTCCAATTGGTCAGTCCCACAACGTTGGTGCTCAGGGTCATGGGTGTATCGCCAATGACGAATGCTGTGTTGGCACGGTCATTGTTCAATGCCACCATGTTGCTGATGGCTTCTGGGTAACCAGGAGCAGTCAACAAATTGTACTGGAATTGATCTTCACGGATTTGTGTACTGCTGTCAACAGCCGATTTAATGGCCTCGACAATCATAGCACGTTGTGCCTGATGCCCTGCATACATGGCACCATTGGTCTTGTTGCCACTGGCTGTTACCCATGCACCTGACTGCAATACCGACCAGTATGTGGCATTGGTTGGTAAATTACCAGTTGTGCCGGCGATGGCAACATACAATGCAGAACCATAAACAACACGACTACCAGCTGCGTATGTGGTACCAGCTGCATATGTACTCATGACGCTGTTGTAACTGGCATAGTTAAAATAATCACCAACCCACCGTTTGACGTTGTAGCCGCTACGGCGTGTGTTGAACAACAGCATACCACGTGGATATAGTAATGGATTAGGACAATCTAAATCAGTGTAATCACTGGTCAGCAAATCTGCCACTGTGGGTAATGTACCTGATACAGCATCAACTGTGCCACCAGTGTCCCATCGTGCATCAGCGAATAATATACCATTCTGACTGATCTGGTCGGTGTTGTCAATGGCTACCCAACTCGTACCATTGTAGCGGTTCAGTTTGGGGAAGTTTTCCAGATCACTGGTGTCCAACCACAAATCACCGGCCACCAATGAGCTGCTGCCATCGCTTTGTGACGTTGGGGCACTGGCTGTTACAATAACACCGCCGTCATCAGTTGTGTTCAGTGGATAGCCGCGGGCATCAAGACTTAGACTCTGATATCCTTTCCATGCTGTTCCGCTGTTGACCAGGATGTCGATAGTGGTGGCATCGTTATAATACCATAACACACCATCAACTGGATCAGCTGTGGGCTGCGTAATGCTATATGTGTAAGTTAATAGGGACCAACCAGCTACCAATCTTGTGCTACCAATTACAGTAACATTAGATACTCCAGCAACGAAACCAGCCACTGTGGGAATATCTTGTTGTCCATTGACTGCAATCAACTGTATGTTACCGCCAGTGGTGTGTGTGATACTGATGGCCCCATTGCTTTCAACTTGAGCTGTTACATATGGAATATTAGCAGCTAGAACGGCTGCAACAAAATCTGATGCCGCTGTTCCATTGACTGTGATGGTATAGGCAGTATATGCAGCACTTCCGGGTGCAGTGGCACTGAGTGTAAAATAATTTCCTGACGTAAATGCACTGGTTGGGGCTTGCGCGGCTGTGGCTTTTACTGCACCAAATACCGTACGACGCCATGGTCTGTAACCACCCATGTACAAATTCAAGGTCGAGCCTGTGTTGGGGTCCTGAATCATTACCACTGTACCAACACCAATGTTGCTGCCGCCGCCAGCTGGATCCAGGCCATAAATTGCAGTAGCAGTTCCAGAGTATGCGTTCACTGACTGTGTGGTCCAGCTTTCACTCAGGCTATTGTATCTCTTGAATGCAAAGTTGGCCCCGCCACCCAATGTTCCGGTTTTTAGCCATACACCACCAGTTGGAGAAGGGTATGCACCACTGGTGTCCCACTGAGGAGCCTCGGCATATGATCCGTAAACTACACCAGTGACACTAGTAACACCCAGACCAAAATAATAGCCAGCAGTCAGTCCCAGATTGGTCAACAATGTTCCTGTGGCTCCAGCCTGTAATCTCAATTGGCCATTGGTGGTTGATCCATCTGATTGGCTGTTTTCTGTAGCATAGATTTCCACTTTGTTATTGACCACACGAGCGGTTACCCCAGTGATGCTTGCTGCATTGATGGCAGTGACCATGGCCGTAACCGTAGTTCCAGTCAATGTTACTGTAGTGGTGCTGTTGATGATGATTGTTTGTCCGCTGGTCAATGCAGGACTAGTAGCAGTTCCTGTGACTGTGGGCCAGGCATTCTGCCAACCAGTGGTTCCCACGGGATACCAAACGTTATCGTAACGCTTGTAGAAAATACGATTACTGGTGGTTGTGGCCACTACTGCGTAACTGCCAATCTGACCGATGCTGGCCAATGGTGTTGGCTCATTGGTCAAACCAGATGGTGAGCCGCCGTCGTATGTTACATTGCTGGTGTCTGAACTAGATGTGATCAGGATGGGAGTTTTTGCTGTAAATGCCTGTGTACTTGCGTTCCATTCGTGGATACCCCAGTCGGTATCAGCCAGGTCCAGCCAATACGTGCCGTCAGCCACATCACCACTGGGGCGAACTGCGGTACCAGCCAATTGTGCCAGATCGATATCAGCACGAACGGCGTAAACACGATTGCCCAAACCCAATGCTGAATAAGCGGCCATCAGACCATATTCGTTGCGCTCGTCACCATGAATTGGCGTACCAGCTGCTGTTTGTTTGAAACTTGGATAGCCCAGTGCGGATACTAATTCACGCTGACTTCCAAATACCTGCAATACACCAGCGTTGGCTGCACTTGTTCCGGTTGCTAATGAACCGTTGATTGTTTTATCCTGAGCAGTTGCTAGAAAGACTAGAGGTACTGTACCAACTGATGCTGATACGTACTGGCTTTCGTCAGTAACTGTGATTTGTAGACCTGGAGATACTAATGCCATGGCAATATTCCTTTAAATTAATACTATAATGCACTTGTAGATATTTATTCTTATGTGCATTTTTCTGGGGGTTATGATGCCCATAATTATGGTTTATGCGTAAATACATATATGAAGCCCAGAGGAATCTGCCCGACCTGTAATCAAAGGCCAGTGGCGGTAAACAGTATCAAGAAAGGTGTGAGATATTATCGCAAGATGTGCGATGTATGTATACGTGCTGGCAAAAACCTGGCACCCAAACCTGCAGCCTGGCAGCTGGCAGGATACAAGAAAAAGCCACAATGCGAACGCTGTGGCTTTAAATTCAAACTACCCAAACAATCTGTAGTATTCTATGTGGACGGAAACCTTAAAAATAATAACTGGGTCAACATCAAAACTGTATGTCTAAACTGCCAGGAAGAAATATTCAGCAGTCGTCTGCCCTGGAAGCGGAGCCCGCTAGTACCAGATTTCTGACCTGTGCATACAGATCGTCTATGCTGCCATTGTTGTCCAATTCCACATCAAATTCTGTACCTGCCCAGGCAGTTTCGCTGACGTGAACATTGTAATTGGATAGGATTGCTTTGTTGCTGGCCCAACTGAGATTACGGGTAGGCCCTATATTGACAATGCCAGCTGCTTTAAACCATTCGGGATCTGGACCACGCCTGGTACGTATGATTATACCGCCAGACTCTTTGATACTCTTGATCTCATTGGGAAATCGACAATCACTAATCACCACTGAGTCAGTGGCATTACGCAGGCGATTTTCCAGGCTGGCGATCCAGATGTTGTCGTGGAAGCCTTTTCTGCACACTTCAGTGCCCCACTGCTGTAGGATGTATCTGGGTGTAAGATGTGGTATGTCCATCTTTTCTGCCCACCAGACATCAACTTGCTCACGCCATTCACGAGCTTGTTTGGTGCGACCCTCCAACAGAGTACGGTCCCAGCCAAATACTGCTGCTACTGCATCTTTAAGGGTTCCTGCGAAGCTTTCACGACGGAATTCATGAAAATTAACTAGATAATCTGCCACTGTGTCTTTGCCTGAACCAATCAGGCCACAAATACCGATAATCATTGAAATACTCCTGTTGCCGTATTATTACATACAGCCATGCCAGTGTCAAATTAGTATTAACCAGTTACCCAGGTCATGGGCATGGATCCGTCTACAAATGTCTTGAGATCTTCTTCCAGTTTGTCCATTTCAGTCTGTGCTTCTGACTTCAATGCGTCACCATTTAGACTGGTGCCGCCCTGTGGGCCTACTATGGTGTTAAACTTACTACGTGCTTCACCAATGATTCTCTTGGCAAAACTATAAGCATATTCCTGTATCCAGGGGAAAGCATATGTATCGTTAAAAATCATCTGATCGGGTTTAACGTTGAATATGTGTAGCAATACACTTTCAGCCTGATCAGGGCCGGCATAGCCAAATGGCATCTTGCGAATAATGGTCAATTTTTTAGTCACAGGGTTGAATGTAAAATCCATGAATCCGCCAAACATACGCATGGCTAACTTTTGATAATCCACAAACAATTCGTAATTGGTTAGTCCGCCCACGCGACCTGCTGTCAGCATGTATGTGTTCAAGTAACCTGATGCAAATGGCTCGAACTGGCTGGCAGTTGTTCCTGTCACACTGCCAATACCGCGGCGATGTATGACTTTGACTGTCTGGATTTCTGGGGGCAGGATGTATTCCTGTGTCTCAGGCAACAGGTCCAGGAACGCATAACTCTCTTCTGTACTGTTGCTGGCACGTTGACGATATTTGACCAGAGCTTGCTTGATGGCCATTTCGTAGTGTTCTTGTTCCAGTTCCACGTCCACAATGCCGTCACCTAGACGCATACGGATGTAGTCCGTGATCTCAGCACGTTTAAGGTCCGAAGTGGACATGGAATTGGGGTCAAATGCAATCTGCCCTGGTCCTGTACCTGTTATGGTATTGAATAGACTCTTGGCAGGCATACTGCCTCGGGCAGATAGATTGCCTGTAATTACTGGGGTGGTGGCTGGAATACTGGGCATGAGTTATATCCTTATGCCAGTATTTAGCAGCCTATTCCACTTTGAGCAGTACAATGTCTGCGTTCAGACGTCCGTTCATCTTGGTGTCGGTAGCACGAATCTCGTCCAGAAACTTGCGTAACTGAACCTTGCTGGCCTTGCGGAATTCCTGTAGTTTTTCATCAGGCTTACGCAGGGTCTTGCATACTGACTTCATTTCATCATAGCCCACGATGCTGGTGCCTTTGATGCCCAGGGTGCCAGCATGTGCATCCGCCACATACTTGCCCAGCTTGCGGGTTTTGGTGTTGTAGATCCACAGAGCTGTGGCGCCAATGATGTCAACTGGATTGATGCTGACCAGTTTCAGTGCTTTGTCTTCTTTGGCGTACTTGACTTTGGCCACCAACTTTTCTTTGCTCACAGCACGTGGTTTACGCAACTTTTTCGCCTGCTTCTTGACGCTGCGATACTGTTCAATTGCAGTGATGCAACCAGTCAGAAATGTCAGCAAACGCTTGAAGTCTGCTGCACGATAATGGCGATAGCCTTCTGTCAATTGCTCGTCTTTCTTCTGGCTGGCATCCAACAGTTCTTCAGCACGGGCAGCAATCAGTGTTTCGTACTTGCCCAGCTGACTTTGTGGTACAGCATTGGCAACCAAAAATTCATAGAACTTGAAAGTGGTCTTACCTTTAACTGCTTCGTCATAATGGCCCTCAAACTCTCCCAGGGTGTCAGCAGTCTTTTCATTCATGCGATCCTGAATGGTGGGCCGATAAGCCACAGCCTCAGGAGTGTTGATGACCTCTGCAACTTCGTCACCAGCCAGTGCAATACTGTGCTGAATGGCATTGCGGATAAACTTGATGTGACGTTCCTGCATGGGCATACCCTGACGGTGTGCCATGACCAATGCACATGAGGTCATGCTCAGAGTGCGGTCTGGGCTGCGAATAAATGCACTGAGTTCTGCTTTGGTCAGCAGCTCAGTGGTCTGCACCCACTCCACCACGTATTTTTTTAGATCTTTGGTGGAATAGTGGTAATTGTAGTAGTTCATGCTCTTACGCATGTGATGGTCAAATACTGCCTCATCCATCTTCAAGGCACGCTCATGATCCCATACAGGCTCAGTGCCAGTATACTTTTCGTCGGCTGCCTGCGTACTGCGAGGAGCCTTAAGTTTTGCTTTGATGGTTTTGCCGTCAACTTTGATAGCCATGATGATCCTTGTGCTGAATTAGATGATATACCATTATATATTTAAAGTGATTTATTTGTCAACCCATGATTATTGCTGTCATGACCAACTGCTCCAGCAGATCCAGTCCGTCACTAAGTTTTGCATAGTGTTCCAAGTACTTGGTGGTTTCCTTGCCCAATCTGCGACATTCCACGCTTTCACGATCCAGATCCTCGTACATCAGGCGCATGTTGGCCATCATACGTTGTAATTCGTTATATCTGTGGAACTGCGAATATGTAGCAACGGCTATATTGTTTTTAAGCTGATGCTCTACATCACGTATTCGCTGTAAAATCTGCGCTTTTTTATCCATACCACCATTATACATTTAATGATATTTTTGGGTCAACCGGCAATAAATACTGTATATTTAAGGATTCCACAGTGGCAAGATTATCATTATGGCAGAACGGTCGTCACAGCAATGACTATAAATTCATGGACCGTCGCATTTCAGAAATGTTCACACTGGGTGCTACTGGAATTCTGCTGCACAAGTATCTGGGCACCACCAGTCAGGCTGCAACATTAAGCACCAGTGCCGTAACCAATTCTGGTGGCAGCACATTGACATTCCCCAGTGCCAGCAACGTCAACATCGGTGATCATGTATACGGGCTAGGCATACCTGCTGGAGTCACAGTCACAGCGAAAAACGCCACTGTCATCACCATCAGTGCCAATACAACCAGTGCTATATCATCAGGTGCCACAATTGGATTCAGTGCTGATGCCACTAAACCAGCATACATCAATCAGAGTGAAATGAACATACAGGACTTGTTGTTCATGGAAAACCGTGATCGCAAATACGACACTGATGTGTATCGTATGCGTGGACACTATCAAGTGGCTGATCAGGATTTTGACCTCAGCCAATTTGGGCTGTTCCTGGCCACGGGTACCTTGTTCATGACCTTCCATCTGAATGATATGTTGGACGGTGTTGGTAGAAAAATCATGGCAGGCGATGTGTTGGAGTTGGAGCATTTAACTGATTACGACCCTCTGAACCAGGACATACCAGCAGCATTGAAGCGATTCTTTGTGGTGGGTGATTGTAGTTTTGCATCAGAAGGATTTAGTCCCACCTGGTGGCCACACTTGTGGCGTGTCAAATTGAATCCACTGGTGGATAGTCAGGAATACAAGGATATTTTGAATAACATTCGAGTTGACACCAATGGTGATGGTACAGCAGACACACCCATTGGACAAATTCTCAGCACATACAATACCACAATAGCCATCAATGACGCCATTATTCGACAGGGTGAAACCGATGTTCCGCAAAGCGGATATGACGTCAGCCACATATATGTCAGACCTCTGAATGCTGATGGCTTGATTGTAGACAATGCTGAGAGTACTGCTGACAATAATATCCTGGACGGCAGTGACATCATCAACACAGCAGACTCTGGCATAGTAACTCCCAGTGAGACTATACCGGGATACATGACTGGTGATGGTCTGGCACCTGATGGGTTTCCAGTGGTGGCTGGCATATTATTCCCCACCCATCCAGCAGAAGGCGACTTCTGTTTGCGTACTGATTATGTGCCCAATCGACTGTTCCGTTTCAACAGCACACGTTGGGTCAAGATTGAAGATGTACAACGCACCAGCCTTACTCGCGGTAGTACTGCGTACCAGACACAGCGTGGAACATTCGTCAACAACACCAACACCTACAACACATATGACATCACAGGTAATGTGGTGGTCAACAATGAAAAACAAAGTTTATCACAGGCATTGCGTCCCAAGGCAGATAATTAATGAGTATTGAAAATTCCAATTTCTTTTACGATGGGCAGATAAGACGCTTCATCACACAGTTTATTCGCATGGTGTCCAACTTTGAAGTGCAGTTTGGCAAGGACCGTGACGGGGTGACCACATTACAGCGTGTGCCAGTTATGTACGGTGATCAGAGTCGTCAGGCAGCACAGATTGTACGTAACAACAGCGCCAGCAGCCTGAATACTGTACCAGCCATGGCCGTGTATGTCAGTGCCCTGCAGTTTGATCGTGAACGTGTACAAGACCCCACCTTGATCCAGAAAATGAATATTCGTGAGCGGCAGTTTGACAACATCACTGGCACCTACACTCACAATCAGGGCGAGGCCTACACCATTGAGCGTATCATGCCAGTGCCATACAAGCTGACACTGAAACTGGACATCTGGACCAGTAACACTGAGCAGAAGCTACAATTAATTGAGCAATTGAGTCAGTTGTTTGACCCTGCCATGGAAATACAGAGTACAGACAACTATGTGGACTGGGGCAGCTTGAGCTACGCCATGTTGACTGACATCAGTTGGAGCAGTCGTACTGTGCCCACTAGTTCAGAAGATCCCATAGACATTGCCACAATGACTTTTGAGTTGCCCATCTGGATCAGCAGCAGTGCCAAGGTCAAGAAACTGGGTGTCATACACACTGTGATCACCAACTTGGATGATCTGTACAACGGTAATTTTTTAAGCGACCCCGATTTTGGAACATTCGGCAGACGCTTGTTGACATTGTTGGACTACGGCATCGT